GACACCAACGCCGAGGATCATTGCGGTGACGATTGGCGATATGCGGCGATGAGCCGGCCGTACACTAAGACAAAACTCGTTCCGGAAGCGCCAAGAGATGCCTATCGGACGCCGAGCGAGATGATCCCGATGGACAGCTTTAAGACGATGTGATGGCAACAATAACCAAACATTACTGCGACCGGTGTAATGCGCTGAGTGAAATTCCGATTCGAAGATACAGTTTGGTATATAATGACCAACGTGGGAATACGAATGTGCACTGCACTCGGGATGCTGATTTGTGTGAAAAGTGCCACTTTGAACTGGAGGATGTGTTAAAATCATTTTATCCTGCTTGGGTATATGAAAGACATTTAAACAAGAAAACGGGCCAATGAATGCCAAAGCCAGCTATCGGCCGCCGAGCGAAATGATTCCGATGGATAGTTTTAAGACGATGTGATGTCGCCACAGGCCATTGAATTATTGAGTTTTCTAAACAGCGCCTCGACGGCTGTTTTGCGGGAGAGTCACCGCAGTCTTGTGAATGAGTTGATACATGCCGGTGCAATAGACCGAAAGACGAAAACATTCTACCGAGTATCGTCCAGCGGAAAAGGTGTCAAAGTGATCTTCGGCGGGTCACATCTTTTTCGCGAAGTGAAACCGAAATCATGAATGTGAGGTCATGTGATGACATTGGAAGCGACTGAAAAGGAATGTGCTGCCGTCGCCATTGCGCCGCGGGTGAGCCTATCGGATATCGAGGCGGCGATCGCGGGCAAATACTGGGGTACCGCAGATCAATTGGTGGGACCGACAAACGAGAATGGCAGCCGACCCAAATTTTGCGCAACTGACTTGCTAAAACACATGACAGTTTGCGTCCTCATAATGAGGAACGGATTTATTGTGATAGGTAAGAGTGCCCCAGCCTCTCCTGAGAATTTTAATGCTGCCCTCGGTGCAAAGCTCGCTTATGAAGATGCAATCCGTCAGCTATGGCCCCTCATGGGCTTTGCACTGCGCCAGCGCTTCTATGAGACGCCAGCGCTGTGAAGCCCATCCCCCGTCCTCCCGACGCCTCCCTCCAATCCCTCGCCCGCCTGATCAATCCTCGCCTCGCCAACATCGGCGCCTCCGTCAATTTCTATCGCATTGAGCATCCCGATCAGAGCATTGATACCGGGATCATCTTTTCCTGCGGCGCCAGGCGCGCGAACGTGGTCACTCAAACCCCACTCGGCGAGGCCGATGCAGACGAGATTGTGGCAAATGTGAATGCCTGGGTCGGGGAGCTGCGGCCGGAATCGAAATGGACGACTGATCCCAATGAGGCGGCATGATAAAACTGAGTCCAGCAGAATTGGATCACATTGCCAAATGCACGCGCGATCCCACCACGCTGCCGCCCGGAATGCTTGACGAGATGAAAGCCGCGAAGGTCGGACCATTCATCCATAGTGATGAAGAGTGGGCGGCAGCGCTCAAGAAGGTATTTGCGGACAAGGGACTGAAGCTCGTATGACGCGCCTCCGCGCCATCGCCCTATCCACCGTCTCCGGTATCACGCTGCGCAACGTGTTGCCCGAGTTAAGGCTCAGAGCCGGGCTGCGGCTCGGCGTCATACAGGCATTTCCGAGATGAGAAAATCCGCCACCAAGCGCAAGGAAGAGACGCCCCGCACCCTCACCACGAGCCGGGTGATCGATGCCGCTTGGCGCTCCATCCTCGAACAGACCATCCCGCCTGAGACCCATCCCGATTGGGTCAAGACTTACAAGCGGTTCTTTTTTGCGGGAGCCAAGGCGCTGCTCGATTCGTTTCTCTATTCCGACATGCTCGACGAAGACGATCCGACTTATGCGACTGAGCGTGATGTCGATCGCGTCGATGCGATCATGCACGAGATCAATGCATACTTTACGGAAGTGGTGGCGGGGCGGCAGTGATGCCGAAACTTGCAGGACACCATGGACGCGGCATGGAAGCTGTGGGCCCGATCATAAAGTCGTGGGAAGGATATCGCGAGATCATTGCGCTCCCATCCATGCTTAGGGTAAAAGTCAACGACATCGTTGCCCGCCGCCGCGCCCGAGAGATCGTCATGATGCGCGAGCGTGGTGTTGAAATTGAAGGCGGTCTCGTTCACCAAACGCCTGCCATGACGGAAGCCTTGGCAAACCTTTCTCGCGTCGATGCTTGAAATGAGCGATGATCTAAAACCAAAAGTAAGATCAGGAAAACCTGATTCGTTCGGTTGGCTCCGTCGAAAGGACTTGGAGACGAGCAAGCATCGAGTGTGGGAAAGGCCGGACGGCACACTGTATGTGTTTTCTGATGTAAAGCAGCCATTTTTGCATCAATGGGTAGGCAAGCGCGATGCCTGATCCCAACTCCCTCCGCGTCATGTCCGCCATCGATCGCATGCCCCCAGGCTTCCGCGCGCTCGTCCATGAGTTCGGCGCCGTCATCGTCGACAAGATGATGGCGGATGGATACTCGGACCCGGATGAGCTGCGGACAGTATTGGAAGGCTGGCGCGAGCGGCGGCAGGAGGAGTGGCTGCGGACGGATTATTTGATTCGGCGCAAGGAGTTAAATACATGATAAAAAAGATGCATTGATCGAAATGGTGATTCCATTTCAATGGTCTCCTAGAGAGCTATTGCGTCGGCTTACGGGTTTTGATCCAGATACTCATGTAACCCAGATGGGGACTCATGTGGCGGAATTGCGTTGCGATAATTCCCCAAAAGTTCTTCCGTTAAGCCGTTCCGGATTGGAATGGTTTCGGTCAAAAACGGAGGAAAATGGTAAAATTTTTGGGCAATTCTATTTGTACGAACTTTGTGATGATTGACGCTAAGCCGGCGAAGCAAGAGGCGTTCCTATAAAATGCCCCTCCCGTCTCAAGGCTCCAATTTCGTTTCGCGTGACGGGACGCTAGGCTACTGGTCGACGAATGCGCCGGATGATTTTGATTTCTCCGGGGGTGACGACGGGTTCTGGCCGGTCAGCAGGCTTAGGCAACAATACGTCGATTATCTGGTTGCGTGTGTTCAAGAGTATGAGGAACAGAAGCAAAGCCGTCACTATTATCATAGCGCTCAGTGGACTCCCGAGGAAATCAAAATCCTCTGCAAGCGCCACCAGCCCATCATCACCGACAACCAGATCAACCGAAAGATTGATAGCGTCGCCGGCCTTATAACAAGATTGCGCCAAGACCCCAAAGCCTTTCCGCGCAATCCCAAGAATGCGGACGGTGCCGAGATCGCCACGCAAGCGGTGCGCTCGGTGCTTGAAGCCAATCAATGGAAATTTCTCGACGGCGCATGTGCGACGCAAGCCGGCATCGAGGGCATTGCCGGGATCGAGTTGAAGCTGATCGAAGGCGATCACGATGACCCTGATGTTGGAATGGAAATAGTTTATGGGGACGATTTCTTTCACGATCCTCGCGATATCAAACCGCAGGTGCTTGGGCGATTCCATGGGCTCGCGAAGTGGCTAGACGTAGAAGAGGCGATCGAGCTTTTCCCCGATAAGGAGGAAGAGCTGCGGACGCTGATGGTTGAAACTGGATTTGACCTAACGACGCACGCCGATCGCGAGTACAAATGGATTTATGTCAACGAAAAGCGGCTGCGCCTCGTCGAGCATTGGTACATCCATGATGGGAAGTGGTATTGGGCCTTCTATTGCTCGATGCTTTTGCTGGCGCAGGGCGTCTCGCCCTTCATCGATGAGCGCGGCAAGCCGATGTCCCGGTTCGTCATGTTCCGCGCGAACGTCGATCACGACGGCGATGCCTATGGTCTCGTCCGCACGCTCAAGGGCATGCAGGACGAAGTGAATCAGCGGCGCAGCAAGGCGCTGTTTCTGTCGAACGTGACCAAGTTGACCGGGCAAAAGGGCGCGGTCGATAGCGTCGAAGTCGCGCGCCGAGAGAATGCGCGTCCGGATGGATACATCGAATACAACATGGGATTCGAACCGCCCGCGCCCGATCCAAACAAGGCCGCGGACCTTGCCAATCAACTGGCGCTGATGCAGGACGCCCGGCAGCAAATCCAGTCCTACATCAACATCAATCCCGCGCTGATGGCGCAGGAGGATCAGCATTCCGGCGTTGCGATCAACTACTTGCAGAAGGCGGGCACTGCCGAGCTGGGATCGTTCCTCCGCAACTACTGCGCCTGGAAACTGCGGGTCTACAAGGCGATTTGGAATATCGTGTCGCGGACATGGCAAGCCGAGCGCTGGATTCGCGTCACCGACAATCAAGGCCTTGCGCAGTTCATCCAGATCAATGGCCTCGAAATGGACGAATGGGGCCAGCCCCTCATCATCAATGCGATCGGTCAATTGAACGTCGAGATATCGATGGACGAGGGTCCGGATGTCGCCAACATGATGCAGGATGCGTATGAAGTCATAAAAGACGATCCGACCATCCCGTGGCAGATCAAGCTCGAATTCATGCCGCTCCCGGCTTCGATGAAGAAAGCCGTCGAGCAGAAGTTGGCTCAGGCTCAGCAGCAACAGCCGCCAGATCCGAAGCTCCAAGCGGCCCAGTTGAAGGCTCAGACTGACCAGCAGAAGGGCCAGCTTGACATTCAGGCGGCCCAACTCAAAGCGCAGGTCGATCAGCAGAAGGGCGCGGCCGAAGTCCAGCGCGCGAACGTGCAGGCGGAAGCCGAGAAATTCAATGCGCAACAGGACGCTCTCGCGCGGCAACAGGATCAGCAAGCCGCCCGCGAACAGCATGCGCAAGACCTCCGCATGGAAATGATGCGCGTGGAAGCGGAGCGCGAGAAGATCAGGATGCAGATCGAGCAAGCCCGCCAGGAGCATGAATTCGCCATGGCCGAATTGGCGCGGCAGCATCAGACGAAGCAGGCCGAACATGCGGCGAAGCGCAAGGCGGCTGCGATGCAGGCGCGGCGACGGCCGGCGGCGGCGGCAGCACGATGAGCATCATCATCCCGACCATAGCGTTCGCCAATGGCGACAATGACGAGGATGGGTGGATTGTGTCGTGGGCGATGGCAAACGGCGATACCGGGCTGACGCTGACGAAGCAGGCGACTTTCGTTGGGTTTGCCGATCGCAGCGTTCAGGTTGACGGGACATTCGGCGCCGGGTTCAGCCTCTCTTGGGAAGGCTCGAATGATGGCGTCAATTTTCATACGCTGCGCGATCCCTTCAACAATCTTCTGAACATCACCGTGGCCGATATTTATGAAGTGCTGCAAGTCGTCGTCTTCGCCCGCCCGCGCGTGACCGGTGGTGATGGGACGACTGCGATAACCGTCACCGCCCTTTATCGCAGGACCAAGCCATGAGTGACAGGACGGACCGCGCGATGATCATCCCAAGTAATATACCTGAAGGAACACATATATTTTCTTCATTGGAAGAGGCGTTGGAGTTTGCGCGTGCCGAGGATACCATTCGCTATAGTTTCGATGATGGGCCGTTCTGGCAGGTAATTAAACCAAAACAATTCAATTGATCGGCCCCCTAAATATCTGGCACCCTTTGAGGAGAGAGTATCGCGATGATGCGCGACGCCAAAGGCCGTGAGTTGAAGGCCGGAGACCTACTCCTGATCCCCGTCAGGCTGATGGAGCTATACCCAGACAACGGACACTGCGACGCCTCGGCGAGGAGCGTGTTCGGGCGCCGTCCCGATGGATCGGGGGAAACGATCTACGTCATCAATGCCGGCATCACGCTGCGGGCGAACCCCGGCGACGAGAATGACCCGGCGGATTGGCCCACCACATGATGGGAATGCCCAGCATAAGGACCAAGCCATGACGACAATTCGTGAGTTTGTTTGCAAATATTGTGGACACACACTGGTTGTGAATCCGAATTTTCCTAAAGATGAACTGCCTACGACTTGCACCCCTTGTTATGACAAGATTGTAAAACCAAAGAGCGAACACCTTATGCGCGAGTTTACCCTTTGGGTAAAGCGGCTTGCGGAACCGTAGGATTAAGCCATGACGACAGCGCAACAGAAGATTCAGGCTTTCGAGTCCGCGAAGAAATTTGGCGAGTTGTTTCCTGGATTGCTGGAGACCTTGCAGGAATGGGCACAGATCGGCAGTATTCAAGATGTGGCCGATAGTCAGGTCACCGAATCCGAGCGGCGGCTTGCAGCGGCGAAGTCGGCGGAAGCCCAGGCAAAGCTGGAGCGTGATGCGGCCGCCAAACGGGATGTTGAGCGGTTTCGGAGCGAACTTGACGCTCTTTCCCACAAGATCAATCAAGAAAAAGAGGCTTCGCGCCGGGCGACCGAAAAGGTCGAGCAGCAGAACAAACAGTCCATCGCACAGGCGACAGCGCAGATTGCGACTGCGACGGACCGGGTGCATGAATTGAAAAAACAGGCTGCGGAATGGCAGGCCAAGATCGATCAGGCCAAGAGCGATCATGCGGCACTGATGAATCAGATTGCAGCAAGGCGCTCTGAGCATGATCAGGTCAAGAACGTGATCGCCGAAGCGCTGGGGCGGTTGGGGCGCTGATGGCTCGCAGCTTCAACGGCACGACTGACCAGATAAATTGTGGCAGCGGGGTAGGCAATCCCGCTGCCATATCGGTGGCTTCTTGGTTTTATTGCACGGGATTGACCGGAAATACATATCTAGGGACAGTTAGCAGATATGACGGAACAAATTTTTGGACGCTTGCCCTTCATCAGTCCGGAACCTTACTTGCACAAGTCGTTACGACGGGGGGGCTAATCCAGGTTACGACTACGGCGACTTACTCATTGAATGTGTGGACCCATTTCGGGTTTAGTTATGATTCTGTCAACGGATTGCGCGTTTACATTAATGGTGTGCAAGATGTCACTACAGGAACGGCCAGTGGGACGGCTTCGGCGGTTACGGCATCCGTGCTGCTAGGCGATGCATTTAGCATTTATCCATTCCTGGGTTACCTGTATGACGCGGCGATCTGGAACGCTGCGCTATCTGCTGGAGACTTCTCGCAATTGTCCCGAGGCGGTCGTCCGGCCTCCACGATCGGCTGGTGGCCTTTGGGCGGAACGGCATCGCCGGAGCCGGATATGTCCGGATTTGGCAATAATGGCGTTCTTACTGGAACCGGGTTTGCGCCAGACCCTATCTTTCCCGTCCCTTCGATCTCAAACCTGATCACGATTCCATGAAAAGATCAGTCTACACCGGACACGGCTACGTGATGAACGACAACCGTGCGAGCGGCGGTCGTCTGAAAGAAGACGATGTTCTTGGCTGCGGCCACTGTCAGTGCTCGATCGGAAAAGCAAACTGGCGCGCCTACGGCGAGCACAAGTGCTCCTCATGCGATGAGCCTGTCTGCAGCGTGTGCGCTTTCCGCATCCCGACGCACGGCTGTGAGAACTTTAAGAAATTTGTCGAACGCGCTGTCGAGGAGCGCGCTCGCGAACAGCAGAACGCGAAAATCCTCGGCTTGTGAGACAAACGGAAACAAAGGAGAATTACAATGCCTAGCTATACCTCCGGCGCAATCGGGCAGGTCACCGCAACGGATATGTGGACGTTGGACAGCCAAACTGCCGGCGTATTCGGCAAAGTCATCTCAATCGCTTGGGGCGGTCAGCAGACGACTTCTACCGGTCTACGCACCCGCTGGAACCGGCCGACGACAATCGGTTCGTCGACCTTCACGGCACTGACTAATGCGTATCATCAGCCTAACTATGTCACTGTCGGATCGCGCGTCGGCACCTTTGCGACGAACCCGCTGATGGCAACGGCCGATCCCGGCGGCAACTTATTTGCTGTGTCGTGGAACTCGCAAGGTGGCCTCGGGCTCTTGATCCATCCTCTGGCTAATCCTTGGTGGATCGTCAACGGCGTGCTCACGGGGCAGATCAGTTGCCGGGGCGTGACGGGCACCGACGCAACCAGCAGTTTCGAGGTTACGGTTGAGGAGTAAACGAATAATCTTTCAAAGGGGAGAACGGTATGGATGAGACGGAACGACTTGCAAACGGTACTTTCATTGAGTTCTCGCAATTCAATGGTATCGTTTGCTATGGCGAGGTTATAGAGAGGCTCGCCTTGGATCGTGGCATTCATGCCGTGCTGGTCAAATACCACTGGGACCCGGATGGAGACCCTCCTCGCCGACCCTATCGTTTAGTAGATGCGAGCAAAGTACGCGTTATCACAAGAAAGCCGAATTACGTAACATCTACCAACTTGTCGTAGTAATCGATCGACTTTAGGACTCAACACCTCAAACAGGAGGGCACGATGTCTTTCAGCGTCAAGTTCAGCGCCAAGGACCACGGCGAAGCCGATCAGGCGATCCACAGCGCGACCGCGCCAGGCGGCGTCAAAATGCTCCTGCAAAACACGATCATGGCAATGGAAGACGGCACGTTCGATGTCGATGCAAGCGGCCACTTCGACAAGGAAGGTGGCGAGGCATCGGTCAAAATCAAGCGCGCCCAGGCAGCAACGCCGGACACAAAGGCGGCGGTGGCACCAGAAGCGAAGCCTGCCGCGCCCAAAAGCGCGTGAGCCGATGAAGGTTGAGAGTGTCGTTCGCGGCGGCCGGCGCGTCAAGATCGAGCGCCGTATGAAGGCAAATTGTCAGTTCTGCGGCGCCCGCATGGTGTGCCCTGACGGTGCGGTCCCGTGGGCATGGGCGAAGTCGGCCGAAGTCGAAGCGTTCGTCCGCGAGCACAAGGCGCACGGCTTCGACCGGATGGTGGGCTTCGAGATGGTCTACTTTGATCCGGACACGGATGAACCGACCGATCTTGTCGCCCTGACGCTGGGACGCGATGACGTGCAAGGTGCCGCATAATGGCTCGGACCGAACCTTGGATCGCACAAGGTATCAGCAGAACGACCTACTATCGACGGCTCAAGCCCCCGTCCGAGCCTGGGGGCGTCCCAACTCCATGGGAGAAGGCCGGCATCTCTCAGGCGACTTGGTATCGCCGCAAGCGGCAAGGTTGGAACGACGGCGCCGTTCACGCCGCGCCGGCCATGGAACCGGCTCGTCTTGAGTGGGAAAAAACAGATTAAGCCGAAGACGAAGATTGGAGGGTGACAGCAATGGTGGCAAGTCCGCAAACACAGGCAATCCAGGCCGCTAACAGTCTGATAGCTGTATCACAACAGTTGATACAACTCTATCAGACAATGGTCGCGCTTGACGCGGCATGGACAGATCAAGCTGTAGCCACGACCCTCGCCGCGATGGGCACGGTGGCACTGAATTCTGATGGCACGAGCGGTTCGGCTGATGGCTCCCCAAACACCGCTCATCCGCTTGACCCGACAAAATATCCGGCATTGTCACATCTGTTGTCTTCAACTCAGATCGGTCAGTTGAAGACAATATTGGATAATGGGATCGTCAATTATGTTGGGGGGCAAGCGGTATCGACGCAAGCCGGTGCCCGAGCCATCTTGAATGCGGCTGTGGGCGGATAATCCGTGGCCAATCGCACCGCATGGGTTGCCGGGCTAGGCCAGGGCCTCACCTGGGGCACCGCCATTGCCAGTGCAAACATGGCATCCATGACCAATGGTCAATCGGTTATGGATAGTACTGATGTCACCAACCAGACCGCATTGGATATTTATGCGGACATCTCGATCAGTTTAGCGATTTCATCTAGCACGATCGGGGCTGGTGCCAATATCGCCATATTTCTTGCTATGCTTAACCAGGATGGTACTACGTACGGTGATAACCATGTGACAACCAGCGCGTCGTCAGTCACGCCTTCCTACTCCCCTATCGCGGTTATACCGTTATTTGCCGCGGCGAGTCAGACTTCTCTCATTGGTAATGCAAGTGGTTTGATAATCCCTCCGGGAACATTTCGCTGGGCGATGCAAAACAATTCTGGTTTTGCCCTCACATCCGGGACGCAGACAATCAAATATAGGACGTATAACACCAATCTAAATAGTTAACCCATGCGTAAACTTATTCTTAGGCGTGGTGGGCTAAGCTACCCAGGATCACCGCCAGGATTTAACGAATCACATCCTGCGGCCAGTACAATGGTTCCGGGGATTGGGTTTTCTGCGATTGCTGTTGGGGATAATACTATAAATTTGCTGACTGGTCAGCCGTTCACTCCCACGGCCGTCACGACGAAGACTCTTGGGTTTCTCGGACCTGCGGCCGGTTTCTTGACGGCAGGGTCGTCAGGCTGTGCGATAAACGGGCAAAAGGTATTTAACTTAAATGCTTTTACGACAGGCGCAATAGTTCAGTTTTCGGCGGTTAATACAGCAACATTTCAGACTATGGTCTCAATGAATAATGGGGGTGGACAAAGCCCCGGAATGTACGTCGACTCCATCGGGTTTCTATGTTTTTATACGGATACCGAAACATCTAGTAACCTTGCTCTTGCTGCGAATATTCCATATTTCATTGCCGGCAGTTATCTACCAGGAGGCGTGGGTAATTTTGTACTTTTAAATTTGAACACTGGAACACTTGTTACTGCATCTGTAGCGGCTGGTTCGGCTACTGTCGTGGCCACTACAGCAACACAGCAGGTCGGCCAGAACATTGCGGGATCAAATCAGGCGACGAACGGCTATATCGCCAGGGCGATGTGGTCAAATACTTTTTTATCGCTTCCGCAACTCATAGCATGGGCTGGTAATCCCTGGGAATTCTGGCATCCGGCGCCGATCATTAATATCGCAGAGGGTGCCCCATCTAGTGCACCCACCCCGTTTCCGTTCGGGGTCTATGGCATCAACGTTTTCCCATAGGAGGCTAAAATCTCGCGCCAATATTTCATGGACCTCATCCAGGAACCAATCCTTGCGGACCTCCTGACGTACTCGACGGTCACGACCGAGGCGCTGCTATGGCCGATTGCCATCAACACGCCGATCCCGGCGAACGACATGCGGCCGGGCAAGGCATACAAGTTGACTGCTGGAGGCATCATCACGCTTCCGGCGGCGACGGGCTCGATCACACTCACCCCGAGGATCGGTGCATCGACGACGGTTGCGACGAACGTTTCTCTTGGCGCTTCTGGCGCTCAGTTCTCGTCTGGCGCGACGACTAACCGTCCCTGGTACATGGAATTCACCGTGTTGTGCCGGGCTCAGGCCGCCACGGCCGGCGCGAGCGATACTTGTATTGGGTGGGGCTTCTGGACGACGCAAGGCGTACTGACGACCGGCGGCGCAAATATGATGCTGACGCTCGGTGGCACCAGCGCGGCGACGATCGACTTCGGTGTGCAGCAAGGCATCGGCGTCTCGATCATCTGGGGCACCACCGCGGGTTCGATCACCACGCAGGGCGCGTTCATTCAATCGCTGAACTGAGGCCCGTCATAACGAGAGGCCGACATGCGCTCGATCGGACCCTCCGGCGTTCTAAAACCGGGCAAATTCTATACCACACCATCGGCTTCCGGGCCTGGGACGCCCGATCCGACGTGGATCACCCTAACCTATGCATCGGCGGGCCATTCGGCCGCGCTCGCGCAGGACCTTGACGGATACACGTTCACTTGGGGCGGCGTCGCTGCGGTAGCGCCAGTCGCCCAGCCCGGACAAATGACGACGGCGCAGGAGGCGCCATGGCATCCCGGTTCGGTTCTCAGAGCTGGCGTTCAAGGTCCGAACGTCGGCGCTCCGTCGATAGAAGACCAGATATTTACGGTTCAGGAGCAGCCGTTCCATCCGATCGGCACGGTCACGGCTCTGCCGCTTGCGGCCACCCCGGTTCCGGCAACCACCCACCAAGCCACGACGGCGCAGGAGGCGCCGTACCAGCCCCCGGGCTTTGTAAACCAACCTGTCGGCCTTCCATCGTTCGTCGCCGAAGACCCATCGCAGGCAGCATCATACGCCTTCGCGCGGCATTCGGACGCTCTAGCTCAGGACCTCGCCGGACGTGCCCTGGTATCCCAGGTCACGCATCCGTCAGCCATCCAGGTAAAGCCGAGCGTTCCGCCGGCCCTGACGACGCAAGAACAGCCTTGGCATCCAGGGCCGATAGTCAAGGCTGGCGTTTCGGGTCAGAATGTCCGAACGCCGGTTAGTGATCACGCCCTAAGCACGCAGGAGGCGCCATACCATCCGGGGCCACAGGCTCAATCTGGAGTACAAGGCCCCAACGTCCGCGCAGGAACAAGCGACCGCGCTGCGAGCACCCAGGAGATTCCGTGGCATCCGGTTGCCACCGTACGTGCTGGCGTCCAAGGGCCGAACGTCCGGTCGGGAACGTCCGACCGTGCTGTCAGTGTGCAAGAGCAGGCTTGGCATCCCGTAGGCACGGTTCGCCCTGGCGTTCAAGGCCCGAATGTTCTCTCGGCCACATCTGACATAGCAACGAGCGTTCAGGAGGCGCCCTACCATCCAGGTCCGCACGTTCGGTCAGCCATCGCAGGCCCAAACGTTGCGCCGCCTATTTCCAATCGGGCCACCAACGCCCAGGAAATACCTTGGCATCCATCGCCGTCCTTGACATGGCCGGGAGTTCCGGCGCCCCTAACCGTCACGCCGAGGCCGCCGACCAACTCCCAGGCGGTCACAGTTCAGGAATTACCCTGGCATCCAGGTTCGATCGTTGATGCTGGCGTTCAAGGCCCGAACGTCAACGCGCCGTCGATCTCGGACGTTGTTCTATCGACGCAGGAGCAGCCGTTCCATCCGGTCGGCACGGTCACTGCGCTACCACTTGCGGCGACGCCGGTCCCGGCCGGAACACACCAGGCGACGACTGTCCAGGAACAGCCGTCCCACCCCGGTCCTTCGGCGGCGCCTGGCGTCTTCACACAGCCCGCCGTCACGCCGGTTCCGCCGGTCAAACAAGCAACGACGGTCCAGGAGCAGCCATACCATCCGACCGCGACCGTCCGCGGCACGTTCCTGACGGCAACATGGGTCGGCATCGCGCCGCTCCTATCGAAGCAAGAGGATGTTCTAGGTCACCCGGCGCCGTTCCTGCGCTCGAACATAAGCGTCACGGTGCCCGGTCCGGTGGTGGGCCGCGCGATCACCGTTCAAGAGCAGCCGACACATCCAAGCAGCACATTTGTTATTTCAAGCCGAACATTCACGGGGCCGCGGACCGAAGTCTTGCGTGCCTTTATCACGAGGCAGGAACAGCCGCGGGAAAATCAATCTTGGGGCGGAATGGCATCAACCGCATTCGGGATCGCGCCGCCGCCAACGACACCGGGAGCCGAATGGCTCATCCGCGCACGGCGCCGCGGCAGAAGGTAAAGAGATGAAGAAAATCGCTTGGTCAATTCTCCTGATGATGCTCGCGGCATCGTGGCATGCGCGCGCGCAAAATGCGTGGCCGACGCCCGGCAATCAGACGGTCGGCGGTTCCGTCCAGATGTGCCTGAATTCGTCCGGTCAGGCGATTGCATGCACCGGGACAACGGGGGCCGCTGGTTATCCCGCGGGCGCAACGCCGATTGGTGGTGCATTTTCTGGGGCAGATACGACAACGCAAGCCGCGACGCTCGCATTGGCCTCGGGAAAAACGACATATATTTGCGGCTTCACCGTCTCGGGACTTGGGGCTACCGGCGCAACTACCGTTATCGTGACCGTAGCCACATTGGTTGGGAGCACGACGCTTAGTTACAGTTATGTGTTCCCGGCTGGCGCGGCTGTCGTCGCCACATCGATTGGCAAGGAATATTCGCCCTGCATTCCGGCTAGTGCTGCGGCGGCTGCGATCACGGTGACGGTGCCCGGCGCGGCCGGCAATACCGCAACCCAGATCAACGCCTGGGGATTTCAGTTCTAATGGTTGCCCGTCTCCCGCTCGTCCTCGGACCGACCGGTCTTCCGGAGCAATTACAGCCGGGGGATACGCTTTCCGGAGTAGCCGGAAGCGGGACGGTGACCAGTATCACCTTGACGTTGCCGTCGTTCCTCAATGTGAGTCCATCCACGATTACGACCGCCGGGACGTTTGCGGTCACGTTGGCGGCACAGGCTCCGAATGTCGTATTGGCTGGCCCGAATTCCGGCGGTTCTGCTACGCCGACATTTCGGACTCTCGTATCCGCTGATATTCCGGTCATCAACCTTGCGTCGTCCACCGCAGGGGGCGTGACTGGAAATCTGCCGGTTTCCCGTCTCAATAGCGGCACGGGGGCTACATCATCGACATTCTGGCGTGGGGATGGGACTTGGGTGACGCCTGCTGGTGGCGGGAATGTTTCCAATGTCGCAACGCCGACGAACGGTCAGATTGGAATATGGACCGGCGCTACAACTCTGAGCGGCGTCAGCAACCTTCCGGTTACAAATCTCAACAGCGGCACAGGGGCATCATCATCGACGTTTTGGCGCGGCGATGCAACATGGGCAACACCGGCTGGTGGCGGGGGCGGTGCGGTTGGTGTTACCGATCTCGCGGCTACCTATGGCCTTGTCGCTGACGGCTATCTGCCGTCCAGCCAAGCGACCGATAATCGCCAGGGCTTTCTTAATATGATGGGGGTGAATAATCCCCCGGCGGGCTCCATTCGTGGCATTAAGATCGTCGATCCTGTTTACGGAACTCCGGTTCCGGTCACCATCAACACGTCGACGGGCGTCGTCAGCACGTTCGCCGATGCCGCCCGCACCATACCGGCTGCGCACATGCTGCGCGCGCACGATCCTGTTGTGTTTTTTGCTGGCTCGGGTGGAGCGCTGCCAACAACGCCCGCCCCTGCTGGCGCGACGCTCGCAGCCTTTATGCCTGTGTACGCTGCAACCGACAGCATGCTGGCAAGTTCTTTCAAGGTCACCGTCTTAGACCCTTGGGCCATATTCCAGAGCGGCGACATCGGAGGGTCGACGCCGAATCCCACCATCACGTTTGGGGGCAGTCCGGTCAACGTGTACATGGCAACAGTGAACGCGGACTGGAAGAACTTTGTATTGACCGGAAGCTACTACACTACGACGACGTTCGTCTTTGCAGGTTTGCGCCGGGCAAGATTATACGCTGCCGGCTTGACCATAGTCGGAACCAGGGAGGACGGCACGCCTAGCGGCGGTGGTGTCTCTATAGGTGCAGGCGGGATCGGGCTGACTGGTGGATTTTATCCGTATACTGGCTATCCAATTGATAGCGTGTCCGCTGGATCTCAAACATTCAAACTGAAAAATGTTGCCGACGCTGCCAATATTACCGTTGGCGGTTGGGTTTACTTCGGGGCAATCGATTGCCAGGATGTATGGGGGCAGCGCCTATCAACCCCACTGAGCACCGGAATCAACGAGTTCAGACCAATCAGGGCCGTAAACCTCATCACGGGCGTTGGAAGCCTGGGATATCCAAACCTGGGGGCGGGCGGCTTTGCCGGCTATACTGACTTCCTGCGCAATTCGTATCTCGACAATTATCCACAGTACATCAGTCAGGCCAGCGGCGCATATGCCCCGATCGGCCCTGCGCACGTCTATGTGATGCCGCCGGAATGGAATGGTGAATGTGAGGTTTATGATCTCTCAACATATTACACGTTTCAAACGCGGGCGACGGGCAGGTATACAAAGCTCATTAATGCACAGATAAAGGGGCAGGCAATCCTAGCAACGGAGATAGACCATATTATTTTCGAAAATGCCGATTCCGGTTCTACTGGGTACAGTTCGGAACCGGAGTCAGCGATCTTGTTCGACAAGGCCGTCATCGTAGGAGAGGTAATTGGGTCGCAAGTCGATACGATTCAATGTGAGGGTAGCGGGCCTGAACAGCTTCTTTTGAGGCGGTGCAAGGGAGCCAGTCTGGGCGGGACCGCCAAGAACACGATTATCGAGGGTTGCGACTTTGGACAAATCTTTCTAGGTCCGCTGCTCGGTGGCGGCGCCGCAGAAACGGTTGTTTTGAATGGTGGAAACAGAATAGGAAATATTCAGCCCGCCAATCGCGGGGACAATACTTCACCAGCATCGTTTGGAAATGCGCTCCATAACTGGTCGTTTAGCCTTGGTGTAATCACTGCGCCGCTGCCCAGGGACATCAATTTAGCGACCAACTCTTGGATGCTCCCAGGAAAGTCAGGTTTCATAAATGACATGGCCCAGCAGTTCGCCGGTCCCATGTTCGGATACTTTGGAATCAAAGCTGTGGCCGCGGGTCAAGCCGCTAGCAGCACCGTCACCAACAATCTTTCCACCGTATCGGGAGGCGCCGGCGTCCATTGGGTCGGCACGCCGGTCGCCAACGATGATCTCATTAATCTCAAGGGCACAGTGCTGACGGGGTTGATGGAGAGCCAGCCCTACTATGCCGTGCAGAAGTCGGGGGCGGACGACTTCAAGCTATCTCTCTACCTGAACGGCGACCCGGTGGCGGTCTCGGGGGGTCCGGTTACTTGCACCGTCATTCAGAAGCCGACTATCAACGTAACCACAACCCTTGCATCACTGCCGGCTGGCGCTTCCGTCTCACATACCTCGACGATTTCCGTGGCGAGTCCGGCGATTTTCGATTGGGGTAATCCCGCGCCGGGAACGGTGACAATTTCTAACTCTGGAAGTAACAATTATAACAGCGGTACGGGTCTCATCACGCTCGTCCTTACTGCGGCTGCACCACCGAATTATACTCCAGGCAGAGCGGTCACGTTGTCATCCCTGACTGGCACCGGCGCTTTTGCGAGCCTGAACGGAACTTGGAACATCTCTTCACTGCCGCCCGACGCAACCGGCAAAACGGTTATCTTGGCAGGACCTGCGGGAGCAGGAGCCGCCACCATCACTGGCGGCACAGGCATCGCCAACGGTACGCCTCTCGTGCTCAAGACGGATGGTACGCTGCCGGCGACCACCTTGGTGCGGCACAGTTTCACCGGCACCATCACGTCAGGGAGCAATACGCTGAGCGGCGGCCCCATCGGCGGCATGATTTTTTATCCGTTGGCTCTTGTCGGCGCTCCCGCCGGAACGATCGTTACCGGACCAAAAAATGCTGGGGCCGGAACTTACTTCATCAGCCCCACCCCGGGCTCATCGCTTACCGCTGCGATGACGGCTAATGACCTATTGTCATTGACTGCCGTTTATACGGTTACTGCCGCTGGAGTGGGAGGGGCGAATCAATTTAAGATATCGGGTGATAATGGCGCCACCAATGTGAATGTGGCCCAGGCCGGTACAGGCACGCACACGGTCCTCACCAACCCCCTGAAGTTCGCTCCGAATATATGCCCGAGCCTGACTGTCATGGGGACCACCGGGCATCCCTACGTGATGGACGCCCGCAACGCGCCGCAGCAGGGGAAACCGTTCCAGACGTTTGGCTCGCGCACAATGTCCGGTCAGATGCCGCTAAATCCCTCGCTTCTGTCCCAATCGATCGCCGCATACGGTCCTCTTAAGCAGATGATCGTGGACGTGCGGAAGGCCGATACTTCAGGCGCGGGTGGGAAGCTGGTCATCACTGCAAATGGGTTCGTCAACGCAACAGGTGCAGTCTCTAATCTCGTCGCGACGGTCGATCTCAGTCTGGTCGGTAAACGGATCGTTTCTCCTGGCGCTCCGGTCAGCATCGGCGGCATAGACAGTTTGCCAAGCTATGGCGACTCGATCGCTCAGTTGATGACCTTCTCAACGACCGTGGGCGGCGGCGGGCAGAACGCAATTGCCTATGCGCATGTCTATGTCAGCGTCGAGACCGATATGGGCATATTCACCACTCCGGCGGTCGGCTGGTATATGGACCCGGCATATTCTGGGAACCCGATCACGCAGGTCGACTGCACATCGCCGGCCTATCTGACCAGCACGGGTATTTAGCTGTCGGAAACGCACATGACCGTTCGATCAATCCTTGCAATCCTTCTTTTGACGTGCGGGATAGCCGCGGCCCAGACGGGATCGAGCAAATCCCCGGCCGACCTCAACAGCGAAGTCTTCAGTCTCTTTCCCGACAACACCATCCATCTGATCACGCCGTACAACGCACGGCAGATGCTTCTGGATGTCATCGCCTCCATGACCAATGGGGGCACGTCCGGAAGCACGGTTGTTCAAATCTCCAATGGTTCCGTTTCCCCAATCGTCGCGGGTGCCCCGGTCTACATCACCGGCAGCGGCACGGTCTCCGCAGCGCAGGCCAACGCGCTCGGCACATCCGGCGTGCTGGGCGTCACGAACGGCTTAGTCGCCCCGGCAGGAACCGGCGGCGTCGTGGTCACCGGCCCGCTGGTGCTCACGACGGCGCAATGGGATGCAGTTGTCACTGGGGAATCCGGCGGGCTGACTGCGGGAACGCTCTATTTTCTCGATCCGGTGGCCGCCGGGAAGCTGACCGCAACCGCGCCATCAACGCCCGGTCAGGTCGTCACGCTCATCGGTAGAGCCCTCGCCCCCACGACGTTGATCATCACCATGGGCGTTCCGATCCAACTCTAATACGTCCGCAGCGAACGATATCGCCGCCACGTCGGCCTCGAACGACATCGATGCAGCGCATCCGCCCGCGCACTCTGGGCGCACACGTCTCTCTCGGACGATACCGGGATACAGCAATCAAGGGTCACACATGGCAGTCAACAGAGCCCCCGCGGCCGCGTCTTCGACTCAGGCCGATGGGGAAGTTTCCGAACGCGAATATCAGGCTACGCTCAATCGCGCCGTCGAGGATACCGAACAGGAAATCTTTGCGGATGCGTTGGGCGAGGACGAACTCGACAATGATGCGGATACCTCGCTTGAAGACATGGGCGAGGGCCTTGAAGGTGAAGTCGAAGACGACGCCGAAGAGGAAGCCGAGGGCGAGGGAGAACAGGGCGAACCAAAGGAAGGCAAAGGCGAGGAAGCCGAAGCCGCCGAAGGCGAGCCAGAGGAAGGCGAGCAACCGCAAGAACTGCCACGCGATCAGCGCGGCCAGTTCCGCGAGCGCGAGCCTGCCGTTCCTCCCGGACGACTGAGAGAGCAGACCCAACGCGCGACCGCTGCGGAGGAGCGGGCACAAGCGCTCGAACGCCAAGTCGCCGAAATGAACGGGCGTCTTGCCGAACTCTCAGCCCGCGCCAATGCCCCGCCGCCCCGCCAGCAACAGGCCGAACCGCCCGCGCCAAAACCGGATATGTTCACCGATCCGGATGGGTACGAGCGCTGGGTTCTGGAACAGGCGGAACGTCGAGCCGAAAGCAAATTCGATCAAAGGTTTACTCAGTTCGAGCAGCGACAGCAGGCGAGAGAGGCCCAACGGGTCGATGAGTCGCTTGCCAGGGCTGCGAGAGGCGAGCGCGCTTTCGAATTCAATGCGGCCTATACCGCCCTCACGTCGCTTGATCCCCGCAAATCCGATAACCGCGCCACGGTCGCCCGCATTTACAATGCGGCCGATCCTGAAACGGCTATGTGGGATTGGTGGGAGCGCAACGGCGGTCCTGAATATCGCGAACAAGTCTATCAACAAGTCGCCCCTCGGGTGCAGCAACGTGCCGGAAACGGCATGCGGCAGCCCCAAGGACAACAGCAGCAACCCCGCCATGTGATACGGCCCGGACAACGCCTCCCCTCGCTGAACTCTGCGACAGGCTCGAACTCGCAGCGCATCAACGATCCCGAAATGCTCGACGGCTCTGACGAAGCAATCTTCCGCTTCGGCACCCGTCGCTAGGGCTGACGCTTCCGACTGCCGCTAAAGACGCGATCAGCCATGCCCCCGAAAGGACAGGGACATGGCACTCACCACTGTTGCCGTAAACAACAAACTTATCGTTTTCCGAAAGGAAGTCTTCCGCGAATACGTCCGCCAGAATCTCTATAGTCCGTATATCGGGACCGAGATGACGGCGATCATCCGCGTCATCAACGACCTCAAGAACGGCGGCGAGCAGATCAACATCCCATTGATCGCCCGCCTCAAGGGCCAGGCCATCGCCACCGGCACCCTCGTCGGGAACGAAGAGGCCATCGACAACTATGGCGACCGCGCCTGGATCGACTGGGCACGAAATGCCGTCAAAATCCCGAAGTCCGAAGAGCAGAAAAGCTCGATCGACCTGTTCGGTCAGGCGCGACCTCTGCTGGAGGACTGGGGCAAGGAACTCCAGCGCGACGAGATCATCGATGCATTTTATGCAATCCCTATTGCATCGACTGCCCCGGCAGGACTGGGAACGACTTATGGGCAGCGCGTCAATGGAGCCCTATTTGACGCCGCTACTGCCGCGCAGCGTAATACCTGGACCACCGACAATGCTGATCGAATCCTTTTCGGTGGCTCTCAGGGGAATCTCTCCGCAGGCAACTTCGCAACCAGCGCCGGCAATATCACGACGGCGATGACGTTGAGCGCTGCGGCGCTCCTCAAGATGAAGCGGCTTGCAAAGCGGGCAAATCCGCGCATCCGGCCGTACAAATTAAAAAGCGGCCGGGAGTATTTTGTGGTGTTCGCGGGGTCGAATTGCTTCCGCGACCTGCAATCCGACACCACGATCATCAACGCCAACACGCAAGCGAGACCGCGCGAAGGCGATGGCCTCGACAAGAATCCGCTCTTTCAAGACGGTGATCTGCTTTACAACGGCATCATCATCCGGGAAATCCCGGAGATGGATATTAGGTTGCCGGTGTTCTACCAGACGGCCGGTTCTGGATCGATCCAGGTTGCCCCGGTGTTCATGTGCGGCCAGGCCGCCATGGCGTGGGCATGGGGAAGAATGCCCCAGCCGACCTTCCTCAAGGAAGATGATTACCAATTCTTCCGGGGCGTCGGCGTGATGATGGCCTACGGCATGAAGAAGATCGCGAAGCTCAACCCCGCAGGAAACTACAAGGAATGGGGGGTTTTCACTGGTTTCTTCGCTTCTGCGAATGACACCTAAACTCTGGGCGTAGCTGTCTGAGCAGAAGGGCCGGCTGATAATCTCCCTCAGCCGGCCAACCAAATCGTGAATTCTCGCGGCGGCGTGGGGAGCTAGAAGACACGCCTCGCGCGTCCATAGGACGCCTGGAGTGAGCGCCGAGGAGCCACAAGGTTCCTCATTCGGGCTCAGGTCGGAGTAGCGCCCGGCCCGCGAGAACCATCCCCCATTCATCGAAAGGTCAACATCATGCGCAACATCTTCCGCAATGCGATCGGCGCGGTGGCTGCCGGTCTTTTCCTGTTCGCCGCGCTCGCGACGACCATGGTTGTGCCTGCGTATTCGCAGGCTGTTCCCGGCGGGCAACGCAGCTTCTCGCCGCGAATGTTTCAAACGCAGCAGACACACTATTTGCGGTTCAGTGTGGCATTCAATTCCTGCACTCCTGCTGGGAATTGCACGGTCAAAGTCGGCGCGTTGCCCTACAACGCGTTCCTTCTGCGCGTCTACTATCAGGGCGAAGTCGCGTTTGGCAGCACGACGAACTTGATTTCGCTTGGCACGACTTCGACTACGGCCGTTAATATCATGGCCGCAGTGACCGGGTTTCAGGCGACTCTGGCACCAGTTCAAGGCACACTTGTGGCTGGCAACCTTGGCGTCGTCTTGACCGGCAACGGTATTGCTCAAAGTGGCACTCTGGGAGGGTTCGACGTATACGCCACCATGACGTTTACTGGCGCGACGCCGACGGCTGGATTGGCTGCCTTTGTGCTCGAATACGCAGCTCCGAATGATGGAAGTTGCGCTCCGGTTCCACTTGGCTCCACGGCGACTGGCTGCTGATCAGTCCTGCGTAAGGGCGGCCGGAATTCCCGGCCGTCTTCCTCAAACAACAAGGACAGCGCCATGCGCAATATCTTTCGCACCTTGAGCGCGATCGTCCTCGCGCTTGGCATTGCAGGCCCAGTATCTGCCATCAATCTGTTTCCTGAAGCCTCCTATGTTACCGCGAACGCATCCAACGTCGCGACGTTCTATACCGATGCCGGAATAGTAACGACGCAATCACTTACGACGGCGGCTGTGACGGCAGTGACATTCACCATCAACTGCTCTGCGGTCACTCCGACGAGTCTCGTGATGGCGTCGGTCGGAAATGGGACCAACACGACCGGAATTCCGACATTGGGTACGGTGACGCCTGGAAATGCTGTGGCGACTGTCGTCATATTCAATGATGCTGCCGCCGCCGCATTCAATGGAACTCTGGTTATCTCAATCGTCGTGTTTAACTGAAAGGTCATCGCCATGAGCGTCGCCAATACCGCCCTTCTCTACAATCTTGGTCTGCTGGCGTTCCCGGTGATTGATAATCTCAGTTCCACCGTGGCCACTGCGACGCAGACCGGCGCGATCGCGCTGGTCGGGGAACTCCACCGCGTTACCAAGGCGGTGAGCACAGGCAGTTTCATCCTCAAGAGCCTCATCAGCAATGAGGCACCACCATTGGTGTTCGTTGTGAACGACTCGGCCCAGACCATTAATGTCTATCCTACGGTCGGCGAAACCATGAATGGAGTGGCAAACGCAGCATTCCAGATCACGACGGGAACAAGCGGAATTTTCATCGCTATCCCCACAGCGCACTTGGCGAAGGGCGCGTCTTCCGTAGATTGGCGGGCCGCGCTCATTCCTTGATTTAACGGGCACGCTCCCGGCCCTACTCGGGATCAACTCAAAGAGAGGGTAGTAACATGGTCGATGATGTGCCGGTCAATGAAGTATATGCTCCGGAGCCTCCGCAGGAGACCCCCGTGCCGGATCGTCTGCGTGCTGTTGTGAATAGCATAAAGACCAACGCCAGGCACAACGCGCCGATCGCGCCGGGGGACATTGCGGAACTCGAGGCCATCGTGGCGGCCAGTACCGGAACAGTGGTGGTGCCCAAGCATGACCTGACCAGGACCGTGCTGATCAGAAAACCGGATGGCACCGTGACTGCGGCCGAGACTGCGGAGGATGCCGTTGATTACATAAAGACGCTTCCGGCAGACGTAAGGGATCGCCCCCATTGGGTGGTGGCCGAGCGGTCTTTGCTTGCCGTTATCGATAGCGGCGGCGATGCCGGCGTGGCAACGACAGCAGTCGCCGATGCGGTGGCAGAAGATCGCAAACTCTCTCCGGTGACGCGCAAGCCGGATGAATTGTTGCCGGATGGACGTATCCGAGAAGATCGCTTCCCCGATAGGCGGCCTCCAGTCGGTCCCGAGGGCGGCCCTCCAGGTGGTCCCATGGCTTCGCCGCCACCGCCAGAATTGCCCCCGCCGACGCATGAACCGCCCGCAGCGCCGCCCCCGCAGTAATCGGCGACCGGCGGGCGGCACCGCCGGAAACCGTTGGGCGGTGGCCCTCGTCCTCCCCGGAAGGGCTACCGCCCTCAAATAACATCGTTGGACATCCGGACGCATCTGGGCGCTCCTGGCAGACCAGGGCGGTTCAACGGTGTATGGATGGAATACGCTCCCGTTATGACGACGGACCACGAGAGCCGAAATTGAACGGGAAAACGGTCCCATCCTTTTCCATTCAAACTCATAAGGACTCACCATGGCAAAAGACGACATCAAGTCCGGCGAGATTGCGAAGGCCAGTGACAAAGAGATCAGAGGTCTAATGGATACGCTCAAGGCGACGGCGGAGATCGTTTACGTTGACGAAGACGGCCCCTCGAAAACGAAATGCTGGGGCATCGACTTTAAGCTCAATGTACCCGTGCAGGTTCCGCTCAGTGCGACGGTGGAATGTCTGACGCGGAAGGAAAGCGTCGGCCCCGAGGGCGAAATCCGCTCCCGCGGCGTGCCTGGGCGTATTTCTGTGGTCGAGCTTGCCCGCGGCAATTCCGGCTTCATGGTCGACGGCGTGCGTGCAGAACGCAGGCTGGGCTCGCAGCGGCTTCCGACCGATGCAGACCAATATCGCGGCTATGCCATGGGTTGGATCAGGGAAACCAACACGCCACGGCAGCTCGAACAGCGCTGGGAGGGTGAGGCAAACCTTCGTGAAAAATGCGGCTGCGAGCAAAAGGACGAAAACTATCTCCGGCCGTTCCTTGATGCGAAGCGGGATCAGTTGAAGGAAGTGGCATAACGCATGCCTCCCACTTCTCCCTACCGCACCAAAGCCGACCTCATCACCGAAACGCTCGCCAATATCGGCGTGCTCTCGGCCGGCCAGCCGATTGACCCGGAGGACTATAATTACGTCCAGGAAAAACTTGACGCCATTCTACGCAAACTGGCGGGCCTGGAAATCGTCTACATTGCGGACAGCAATACCATCCCCGGCGTGTTCTTTTCCGACCTCGCCGATATCGTGGCGGGAGAAGTCGCAACCAAGTTCGGAACGACGGGGCAAGCGCTTACCGATCTTCTCAACAGGGGGCTCGGCGGTGCTGCCGGAACTGAGGTTGGCAGTGGTGCGGCGGCGAAGTCGCTCAAGCAGATATCCCGTGCGCGTCCCACGCAGGAAGTGCTGCGGGTGGAGTATTTTTGATGATGATTTCATATAGCGATGCGCTTGAATTGCTTGAAGTGGCAAGAAAAGAAGCAAGTGGTTTTGGTTTACATTCTCAGTCCTTCGATGCGTTTCTAAAATTAAGCATGTTGGCATGGCGTAGGAGACGGACGCAACCGACGCGGCCATATTTCTTTCCGGTGCCTAAGTTGGCTAAAGGACGCCAAGGTGGCTGAACCCGGATCCCCCACTCAAATCCCATGGCCGCTATCGTCTTTCCCTGGTGCTAATTCCCAGGAGAGCGCGGGCAGGCTCATCAATTGTTCTGCCGAGCCTCTTGGCGATCCATCGGCAGGCAAATCATCGGCACCGGCTCCGCAGGTCTGGCGTCGTCAGCCCGGTTTCTCTTTGTTCGCGATCACATCGGAGACCGCAGCGTATCGCGGCGGCCTGATCGTCAACAATCTCAGTTTCGAGGTATGGACAAACGTCTATACGGTCGATGCCAATGGCGTCGTGACGCTGTTGGGCGCGCTGCCTGGAAACAAGAAAGTCTCTATCGCCCACAATCAGAATAAGAACAGTGGAGCCGGGCCGGATGTGCTGGCGGCTGACATAGATAATGGGATTTGGGCGCTAACGGTAAACGGCACGCCGTCATCTCCTGTTCTTCTAAACACGTCTGGCAGGGTTCCCCAAGGCAATTCGGTATGTTTCCAGGATGGATATTTGTTTATAACAATTGCTGATGGCCGTTGCTTCGCATCACCACTCAATGACATCACCGCTGCGAATTGGAATTCCCAGACATTCATTACAGCCCAAGCCAAGTCCGATGTCGTGCTGCTGCGTGGGATCGCCTTCTCCGGCATGCTGTGGCTGTTCACCACGGGATCATGCGAGATATGGCAGGACGTGGCGGGCGTCGCGCCTGCGTTTCCTTACGGGCGACTCTCCGTCATCGAATACGGGTTGGTGCAGGCCAATGCCATCGCGGGATGGGAAACCGGCTTTTCGGTGCTGATTTGGGTTGCGCAAGACTTCGGCGTGTATCTCTGTATGCCCGGACAATTCCAACCCACGAAGATTTCTCCGCCTGATCTCGATCGCCTGATCGAGGCCCAGGTGAGAGCCGGAAATCTTCTTGAAGCCGGCGTCTATGCCTTCGGCGGCAAGAAATTCTGGGCGCTGTCCTCGCCGGCATGGACATGGGAATTCAACCTGTCGACCAACAAGTGGAACGAGCGTTGGTCGCTCTCTGTTGCCACGGGGGCATTCGGCCGCTGGCGGTTTACCTGCGGACATCCCGCCTTCAATAAATGGCTCGGCGGCGACCAGGCGGGTGGCAACATCTTGTGGATCGATGTCACAAACTTCACTGAGAACGGCGCGGTTCTTTTATTCAGGATGGAATCCGGTCCCGTCGCTGACTTCCCTAATCTGTTGCGCATCGCGCGCGCTGATTTCCAGTTTGACAAGGGCGTCGGCATCGCCGTTGCGAATGTCCTCACGAATGTCTCCGGCGCAGCGGCGGGAACCGGCGGCGTCGTGCGTCTGACGGTGAGCAATACCGCACGGATGGCGACCAATGATACCGGCATCGTGTCAGGCGTCATCGGCACTACGGAAGCCAACGGCACATGGCCGTTGCGTATTATCGATCAGACGCATGTGGAATTGATCGGAAGCGTGTTCGTTCATGCCTATGTCTCCGGTGGGACGCTGGTCGATGTGACGAGCCCACCCAACGAAATCAATCCTGCCGTCGCGATCTCGCTGTCGAAGGATGGCGGCAATCGTTGGGGCAATCCGCTGATCAGGTATCTCGGCAAGCAAGGGCAGACGCAGCGGCCACGGGCCTCCGTCAAGTCGATGGGACTGTCCGGGCCGATGGGGTGCCGCTGGCGGATCGATGTGAGCGATCCCGTCTATTGCGGATTCCTAGAGGCGACGCAGGCGACTGATCCGAGGGATGTGGGAGCATAACAGAAGGTGCCGCAAACATGGAAAACATGGAAACATCAAACACTTTAGTATTGAGTGATGCCAAAGTTTCTGATGCATTAAATCTTTTAAGGAGAACTCTTCGCAAGATGCGCATCGACCCGACTAATGTCGT